GGAAATACTAGCTAGGGTGGGTACTGTGTCTAATGGAACCGGTGAAAAATCTAAAAACACCGCGCATGTCAACCTATTACATGCGACGGAAGGGTTGCATTTGGGCCATATATTGGTCCAAAGGAATGCCGCGGGAAGATGACCGGCGACGCGAGGTGGAACGCGAGGCGGATCGTGAACGGCGGCGCGTACGAGATCGAGAAGGTCGAGAACGCGCGCGGCGGCGTGAAGCGGAACGCGCACGCTTAGGGCGTGCAGCGGGGATGATGAAAGGGCCGACGATTTGGCGTTGAGGGCCCGGAGCAGGTAGAGCTGGCATGGGACGGGGTTGACGTTGCCGACGGGGCTGTTGTTGGACAGGCGCGAAAATCTTGTCAACTTCGGCAATTTCGACCTCTTTTCGAGGCGCGACTTTGTCGAGCATGTTGATAGCGCGGCCCACTATGTCAAAAGAATTCTTCTGGGCAACGTTTGCGAAGGCGGTCATGTTGCCAAGAAAGTTATATTTGGCAGCCGTGCCGTCCTTCATGTCGAAATATGCTTCGAGCAATCGTTGCATGGCGGAAAGCGATGGCCGTGGCGAGAGCTTTTGCGAACCGGCCCAAGGTGACTTTGCGGCGGGTTGCAGCTCAAGGCCAATGTATTGCTTGATAGCGATGACGCGTGTGGTAGCGGCGGAAGCGATGGGGTTGGGTGCTATGCCGTCGTAGACTGTCCAGGTCCAAGTTTGGTCGCTGGACCACTGTGCGTCTTCGCACAAGTATGCGCCAGGAACGAGCTCCACGCGGCCTGAGCCGCTTAAAAATGGTTTCACGTCGTCGATGCCATTATTGTCGCGAAACGTGAAATAGCAGAAGAAGAGGCCGAGACCGGCGGCGGTGCCATTGCGAATGGGCCCGACGACTTTCCAGGATGGGGCGATGGTGTTAAGGCGCGAGACGGTGAAACAGCCGTCAAGCGCCTTACCGCCGTATGAACGGGTAGAAAGGTTCATGACTTGGTCGGTGGTAGGGACAACAGCGCCGCTTTGGTTGCCGCTGATGTCATTACCAGAGTTGCCGAAATCGGCGAACTGGATAGAAGTACTCGGGTCGAGCGTCACGGGTTTGATTTGTGCGTGTGCCTCGAGAGTCTTCTTAATTTGGCGAATGCGGTCGGCGTCTTGACGGTCCTTAGGCCATTCAATAAGAGACGCAAGTTCGTCCTCGAGCTCCTTAAGGCCGGATCGGTAGGTCTTGAGACCTTCGGCAACAGTTTCCTCGCATTTTTGCAGGAATTTAGGCTCGAGGAGGAATTTGTCAAGTGCAATAGGGTGGCCGTAGGAAGAGTGACACTTCAAAAGCTTGAGAAAGAGCTGAGGCTTGTCAGCGGCGAGCGATTCGATCTGACCAGCGAAAAGAAGCGGCGGGTTGTATTGCGCGGTGGTAACAATACCCACGTCGTTGAAAGCGGTTGCGTTCAAGTAGGTGGTGACGGATTTATAGGTAGGCCGGTACACCGTGGCGTCGAGGGACATACGTGTAACGTCATAGACGTCAAGTGGTTTGGTGTTGTTAATGTCCTGGCGCCAGGTGTCACGGTGGGTAACCGGCTGAATGAACTTAACGAAGGTGTAGGTGGAATGGTTAACGCCTGAGGTGGTGAGAAAGGCGTAACCGCTAATGTCACCTGGATTAACGGGTGTGACCGTAGCCGGGGCGGTGCTAAGATATGAGGATGAGTCGACAATACCGTATTGAACCCAGCGAATAGTAACTTGCGAGCGAGAGTCGTTAGTAGGCATGCCCAGGTAACCTGGAACTGCCGACGGCGGATGCATATGTTGCATGACAAATGCATTGGTTGGAGTGGTTGCCTGGGCGGTAGATTGAGTTGGAGTGGGTGTGGACTCAGGGTCGATAGGGTTGTCGACAGCAACGGATTGCGAAGGGAAGAAAGCTTCGGAGGCCATTATAATTAAAATAAAATAGTAAACAAAACATAAAGAGCGCACCAAAGGTAGAGGTGGTGCGAATAAAGTGGCGGCGAAGAGGCGCGCGGCCACATGAGGATTTAAAGGAAATTATAAGGGGCGCGTAGGTCGAACAGTGGCCTCAACGAGTTGATTAAAAACGTAATGAGGTGCTCGACGTAAAGTGTAAAACATGGCGCGAAGTTCGGCGGAGGTGTATTTACCGTCGTAATAGTACGCGGTGCTAGCAATGCCCTGTTCGAGTTGAAATTGCGTGCGTACGACTTCAGTGCATGCGAAAGCGCTTTTCTTGGACTCATCGAAATGTTCTTGATTACGATATAATTTGCCGAAAAACTTTGCACATTTCCGAGGAAGATCCGGAAAGAAGCCGTATTCGGTCACGATGAATCCAGCAAACTCACCAACATTACCGGTGTGGAGCTTAAGTTTATGTTTTGAGGAGTCTAGTAAATCTTTGCCGAATGCGGTTAGTGCAACGGAGTCGCATTTAATAAGACTGTCATCACCCTTATATAAGGAGTATCGGTAACCGCGAATTTCGAAAAGAACAGACATGAGCGCGCAATTAGCGAGAGTGTTTTCGGAGATAGTGAATGGTGAGCCACTGAATTGTTTATCGTGGCCGTGGAGAGAAGTGTTGCCGAACTTGCCGTGATGAATCATGAACCAGTTCGCGCGATATTGTTGGAACCAGTCTACGATTGGTGTTGGACAGCCTAAATCGTGTAGAAGGAGGGAAGTGAATTGAACCATAAAAGAGTTAAAGCTGGCGTCCCATTCGCTAATATCGTTGCAAACGTAAACGCCGCGTGGGTGCGCCTGCTCGAGCGCAGCGACTTGGTCGGAGATCGAGAGGTCACTCCCGTGTGTAGCAAATAAAATATGACGGTGATTGGAAGTGGCTATGGCACGTACTTTGTCGAGGAGTAGGCTTGCGAAAGCGGCAAAAATGCAATTAACTTTCTTGGACATTGATGCAATGCCCTGGCCGGCCTTGTTCTTGGTGTCGAAGCCTACGTCGGGGTCGTATTTGCCTTGCTTTTTATTAATAAATTCAAGTATCTCCTCGTACTCGCTGAAAGGAATGTTAAGGTCGGTGTAAATTTTGTGGCCATCGCCGATGACTTTGTCATTTAGACGTTCGATGTAGGCGAGGTAATGTTTATGTCTTTCCTCAGGAGTGGTGGCCATAGCTTTACGAAATAAACCGACCGAGTGGTTGTTGCCATAGAGAGCGCGAATGAGGCCGCGGTAAAGCGCTTGGGATAGCGCTAATTTCCGTTGAAATTTAAAGCGGTTTAATTTCTTCGTGTATCTTTTAATAAGTGTATCGACGGCGATAGAAGGGTCGTCGCTAACTTGGTTGCGTATGAGTGTGTGTGTGGTAGGGAAGCGAAAAACGCGGTATGAGCGTTCAGGCGGGTTAAGGTTAAACAAATTTGTTGATAAGAGCCCGTCTTGAACGCGCGGCGGGTTTGGGTCGACCGTGTAGGCCTCATTCGGTATGTTGTTAAGCGGAATAAGGTTGCGTTCGAGGGCATTGATTGTAATAGCCTGCGATGGTAAGTCCCGAGCGACAGGCAAGTCGGAGGGGACCACAACATCATCGCAAAAGCCACGAGGTTCCGTGTCGGCGTGGGGGTGTATATTGTTAATGTCGTGGATGATGTCCAAGGAGAGTCCATGGATTCGAAAATACTTTTGTATAGTATCGGATTCTCCGTAAAGCACAAGCTTACCACGGGTGCGCGTGAGAGCAGTGTACACAAACTCAGGTCGCGAGAGTAAGTTAGTCTGGATGGCCTTAGCGTCAATGTAAAAGACGATGACGGGTGCACGCGAACCCTGGTAGCATGTGATTGTAGTGGCGTCTAAACCTTGCAGTTTTAAGTCGCGCACAGTTTCGTCGTTAAAAGCAAGAATCTTGTGCGGGAATGGTGGTCGAATTGTGCCACGGTAAAGGCACAAGGATTTTTCGACTTCACTTTTTGATATGACGCGCATGCCGTATTTATGGTTAAGGAAGGTAGTAATGTCCTTTGGGATAGTGTACGATTCAATTAAATTGTTGGTCACGCCGAAATCAAAAATGGTGCGGCATGTGCCATGTTCGACAAAAGGGGGCGTTTGGAACTTATCACCAAGTGCGTAGATGTCGGCGCGGGGAGCATAAGTCTTGAGTAACATGAAGTACTCAACTGGGAATTTGCCGGCCTCGTCGACGAATATGACGTCAAATTTATGCACGACAGTCAAAGCAGTGTGTTGTGTCATGCTGACAAGACCCCATTTACGCGTGTGCTCCAGAGACAATTCGTGTGTAGGTGAGATAAAGAGGGCGTTGGATTGTGACGCTATCTCAGCGGCGCGCTGAGTCTTTGCAGCGCCTGCAAAACCAGTAATTGCACGGATAGTGAAGCCGTTAATACTGAGCGTTTTAAGTGTGCGTTCGCCAACGTGAATCTTGGCGTGAAATTGGCGGTGAAAGTCACGAAGAGCCGTAGGTTCGTATGGTAAAACATGTTCAGTACAGTCTTGGGCGTAGAGAGAGTACAAGTAAAGGGGGTCAGTTTGACCGTGCATATACCCGATAAGATGGTAGTAGAATTCAGTGCCGACGCCCGAGTATCGGCGCACTTCCTTAAAATCGCGCGCAAGTTCCCATACACTGAAAGGATTGGCAAAAGTTTTAATGAGGACGTCGGAGCCAAGCTGACAAATGCCCGGTATGAATCGTGCGAATTCGTCAACAACGGATTCAGAATTGAAACGACGGGCAGCGTCGCAGAAGATGTATTGAAATGTGGAATTCAATTGGGCGCGCAATGAATGCAGGTCGTCATAATGAATCGCATTTGGTGGTAAGTAGACGGTAGGTTTAATTCCGAGTGAATAGTAGCAGCCAGTAACGCGGAGACGAGGGTGTGAAACGCTAAGCTGCTGCAAATTGGAGCCGGGTGCGGCAGATAATTCAACAAAAGTGGCGTCTGGGTTGTGTACGAGTTTACGCATGAGAGGAGGGAACTTGTCGGCAGCACCACCACGTGGCACCGCGGTGTAGTGCGCATTTGAAAAATATATATGGACGTGCGCACGACCTTCACCGACGGTGATCGTATTACCCGAATCTTGGTCATGGACGTGGACGGTGAGGTCGAACATATCGGCTAAATGCGTGATGACAAAATCACAATACGGCGAAGCAAAGTCGCCAGCAAGGTAAGTGTCAACGTCACTGCGGGTGTATGCGCCTTCTGAGGTACGTTGATAGCCATATGTGCGTAAACGATTGATGATAGTTTCAGGTTTGAGGAAGAGACCGGCAGCATGTGCGATCGATTGCACAATGCACAAGCCCGATTTGAAGACAGGTAGTTTGTCGTTATTCTTCGGGCGAAGATCGAAGTCGACCGACTTCTTTAATTTTGAAGGATTGTCAGTAGTATTCGCTGTTGCTTGAATTAACGGAGGTGAAGTCGCAGCAGCTTGACGGTCGAATGTGAGAGGAATTTCAATCGTGGTCTCATCCTCAGTGCGGAAGATAGGTGTAGGCGGTCGGAGAATACTTTTGGTCGGCTCAAGTGTGGAGCGCACAACGTGCGCGTCGGCAAGTAAGTGCGTCTTCACTTCCGCGTTGTTTCCTGGGCGCGAATTCTTGGTGGCGATACCCGTTAAGCCGGGCTTCTTCGGCGACCGGTTTCGTCGCTATCCATGAAGTTTCGCCATCTCGCAAATCGGG